CAGGGTTAGTGTCAAAAAGGTTTTCTAAAGCAATCTCGCGTTCTTCTTCTGTCAATTGGGTATCTGCCGCAACCATCACTTCTTTCTGAACTCTTTTAGTTATGTTGATCCCTGCGGTTTTCACAAAAATCTTGTTTGAGTTTTTACGGAAAGATCCTACGTAACGAGTATGCAAATCGCTGGCTGTAGAGCCAAAAAATGATTTAGCCGTCGAAGTGGTAAGGAAAGGTTTCCCTGATGCAGGGTTGATCCTTTTGCCGGAAGAATACTCTTTGTAAACTTGGTCCATTTTTGACACTACTTCTGACGGATCGACAACGCTAATGTCCTGCCTAAGTGCCTCATCCTCAATCGTGCGAAGCTCGATCTCCATCGCCTTCTCTGCCGCAATGGCTTGGTTTTGAGCGTGGATCTTTAGCTTCTCTTCACCTGCCTGGAACAAAAGTTGCCCGGCCTGAGAGATGACGCGAGCGTTAGCTGAAAGCACCTGGCCGCTTACTTGCACGTTAACTTGGGGCGTGACTGCACCAGAAACTCTTTTCGTCTGCGCCGTGTACAAAGGAACTTTCATGGTAACCAGCCTCTCCTAATTAAGCGGGAATCATCTTGCCACCTTGAGACAAGAGCGTTGCCATCGCTTCTGTCCTAGTAGCATTGGCCGACGCTTTTGCTTCAAACATAGCAATATCGCCTTTAAGGCTTACACCTGTTGCCTGCTCTCTAATGTCACGAGCACGAGCGCGTGAAGCATAATCGATCCTTCGTATTTCTTCGTCTGCCTGATCAGCGTTCGCAAGAAGTATCTCAAGCCCGGTCCCGCTATAAGCGTCGAACCCAGACTTCATGATTGCCGACTCTGTTTCTTTTTCAAATTTTCGATACTGAGTCTGGAAATTTAGAATATCGAGTTTACTCTCAAGCAGGAGATCTTCTGCCGCAGTTCTTAGTAACGATGCATTACGCTCTGCAACTTGTTTGTTCCAGCGTCCAGCGACCTCTTGTGCTTCAGCCGCCGCTTGAGAACCGGCATAGCTTAAAGCCATACCCGCTAACATCATTCCAGTGCCTGTTGCTGACATATCCTACCTATCGAAAGTTTGGAGTAATGGCATCAAAGCCAATACTGTCATTGGTAAAGGGTCATCTTGCTTAACAACAATGAACCCATCCGTTTCGTAATTGCCGCTGAACTCGATATATTTGTCGCCATTATACAGCGGAATTGCTGTCGTAGCTGAAGCGCCAGGCTCGGCAAAAGCAATTGGTTTTAAGTTACTGGTGTCCGGCCCAATCTGCGCACCAGACGTTTCCAAGAACCTTGCGGTCACCCCTCTAATACGTTTTGTTTTGCCCTGGCTGGTCCCTTCCGTACCGCCTGCATCAATCCGCATTGTTTCAAGCGTTGACGAATATTTGTAGCCAACAACTACATTTGTAGCGTTTACGTCTAACGAGATGCTACCGCTAGATACAGTCTTGTCTGCATGCTTTGCTCCATTGGCGAGGATCGACACGGTTTCTCCTTCAAGGTGGTCAAGCCCTGATAGAGAGCTAACAGCCGCCCCACTATAAGTCAGATGCGAATCTAAGAACTTGGGATCAGTAACCGAAGAAATGTTATCGATTTCGGAAAGTCTTTCAATGTAACGCTTGGTTACACTGTTGATCGTTCTTTTAACAATCATATAAAGCTCATCTTCACCAGTCCGAGACGGCAAAGAAATTAAACTTTCAACAAATCCCGAGCCTCCAACATCGTGCCTATGCCAGGCAATCACTTCTTCCTCTCGACGATACGTGAGACCAATCAAAGACCCGTCAGCAAGTCGCGCCCACAAGATTCCGTCTGGCTCTTGTTGCCAGGCTATCTCTTTGATCAGGCCTTCGGTTAAGTGTTCCGACAATAGAGTTAAGTCAGGAGCAAAATAACTGTCCGTGTCGAAGTCATAAACTAATTCTCTGAGCTTTCTTTCGGCTCTCTGCACAAATAAGACCGCAGACCCAATTGCAAAAGGCTGAACATCAGACCCGCCATAGTTAGACTGCCGCCGAATTTGCACGTTAGTTGGCGTTAAAGGTTCGTTTGTACCGCCGGAACTTACAGAAAACTCACCACCACTTGTCCCAACAACTAGCAGTCTCGCTCCAACAAGATACTGGATGACGTTGACCTGGTTACTACTAAGTGTGTAGGTAATCGCATCAGTCGCATCAATACCTGGCGTAAAGTCTGTAAACAAGCCAGCCGATGAGAAGAACAGTGTTTGCGGTTGCTCAAGAGTATTCCCAAGAATTAATCGTTGTTCGTACAAAGTAATAACTGACGGGTATCCGCTGGTCTCCGAAAAAGCGCCAAGCCGGTACTCATCATCAGCTTCAAGATCGCCAACGATCGTTACAGAATCTCCAGCCGCTTCGGTTGTCAAATCTCCCGCAGGTGCTATCAGAATTGTATCGTCAGTAACGCTTACAATTAAGGCACCTACCTCATTATTATTGGCATGCGATGTAAACCCGGTTACGGATATGCGCATGCCTTCTTTAAAGCCCCTCTCAATAAAGTTACCGGCACTATCTTCAAACCGATCGTTATGCGAAAGACCAGTCCCGCTGGGATCTCCCTCCACCGCAGAAATTGTCGTCGCAGTGTAAGACGGCATAAGCTCTGTCCGGCCATCTTCATTCTCGATGACAGTTGCCGTTACTGAGGTCCCGGATGTGAACGCTGTTATCTTTGCGTACCCGTCGTGTAATTTGACAAGTCGATCAACATCAGTTGTACGGAACACCCCATCAGAAGCTGTAATCGTGACAGATCCCGATCGACCGCTAGCAGTTAGTGTAGTCCCATCAAAGACCACATCTTGCATTGGGCCTCTTGTAAATACAGTTGGCTGGCAAGAAAACAGAGTCGCCCCGTAACGGACAAGATCCTGCGGAGGGACATCCGGGTGCGCAAGAAATAATACGTCAGCAGATTGCGCGTACCTAAGACCAGAAAGTTGAGATTCAGAAAAAGGCGTCGGAATGGCAAGAGGATTTGACGATTGCAAAACTGCATTTTCAAAATCAAAGCCCCAGGTATAACTGCCAGAACCCCCAGGGATGGTGTCAGTTCCTGCATAGAAATCAACTTCAAGCCCCGAGGCGCCAGATGGGATTACAGACTCCTCAATCTTCAGGACATGATATGGGTACTTTAAAGGGATTGAGGTTGCTACATTTGATACAGTTGACGACACACTGCCGTCGTTGAACCACATCCTTTTGCCATCTGCCTGCATCCAAGAACCTATACAGCCCCAATCGCTTGTCGCAGATGGAGAGGCAAGATCTTCTAACTCAGAAAGAGCAAAGGCCGCATACTGAACAGTCTTAAATGTAGTGTCATCGGAACCAGCAATCGGACCAAAAACCCATGCGGATGTGTTGTTAGTCCCCGAAAAATAACTGAAAGTCATAGTTCCAGTCACAAGCGCAACCCGCTTCCCATCCTCAGAAAGATGCGTAGTAATAAACATGTAAGACGGGTTCTGCATATGCCGAGGCAAATCCAAAAGACTTGGGTCTTGAGAAGATATGTACCGGGTGCCATCAGTATTGTAACCACTTCCAGCATCGACAAAATCAGCGGTATGCGCGTAGTTGCCATTGGCGTCGGCTAGCCAGTAATTATTCCCTGCAACAACTTGAAGCCCCGTAATGAATCCTGGATCAGTGATTAAATCTTCAAATGGATCTTCAGAAAAGGTGTAATTATCATTGGTAACATTGGAATATGGAAATTCAGTAAAGCAATCTTTTGAAAAGTCTGGCCCGCCACTTGAGGAATTCCACGTGTTTATGTGAATCAAATAGCCTCCGGCGGTAACGATAGAGTTAACTGTCTGTCCAGCCTCAATCAAGTTGCTGACAATTACGTGCAGTCTTCCATGTTCACCATCATCATCTTGTAAATGCACAACAACATTGTCTATGTTGTTATAGTCATTCATCCGATAAAATTTACTTGAGGCCCAGCTTTGGGTTGACTCATTGTATTCTTGCCCAGGAATCACCGATTTAAAATGCGGGGTAAACGCAAGCCCTGAGATAGGGATCGGATAACGGTTAGTTGTTTGGCTGGCACCTAACTCATAATTAAACCATGTTGCGGCTGTCAAATCCTCATCAACACCCGATATGTCATAACCAGTGTTGTAATCAACCCAAATATTGCAATCTGTGTGCGACGTACTTTGCGCTGTGATGTCAGCGTCTGGTATCCCATCCCACACGTAAAAGTGTTTGTCAGCGGGCCTGTTGCCATCAATGAACCCGATACCACAGTGAAAACGTCTCTCGCCCTCTGGAACATTAGAAGAGTACCTGTCCGGTAAATTAAAAGTTTTTTCTGCCTTGAGCTTGGCGCCAAATAGTGAAAATCCTACAGTTTCGTACTGACGAACAACAATTTCCAACGTATGAGTGCTACCCGTTTTCTCCTCGGTAGTTTTGTAGAAAAAGACGTTCTCGCCATCATCATCCCAGATAATCCGAACATCAGAAACCGAGCTATCAACAACTCCGAACCCAACAGAAGGGAGCGCATCTGTGTCATACACCTGCTTAGTCTCAACAAGGAACCCGTCGTTAGTTACAAACCGAGCCTGATTGTCCCCAAACTCAACGGCATAAGTTTGATCAACATTAAACTCAAATGGGATTAGCCGATGATCTTTAGACGAATCTTGAACCTCGCCAATGAACTTTGTTCCAGGTCTACGTGTTGCGCCGCCCTGTGGATGGACCAACATGTTCTCAAGCGTCTTACAGCCGTTGTCATACTTAGCTACATCGGTCCGCCCATCTAGTCGCGGAGAAAGCTCGCCCGCTGTGAAGTTAGTCTGGATAGGACTCGCTTTAGCCATCAGAACCTCGATCTAATAAATACGTCTGCCTCTAGTGAGCCTGCCGCAGAAACACTATCAATGCTCGCCGGAGTGCCTTCGGTAGCATCAACAAACCTGGCTTCTTTCAGTTTCTCTTCGTAAACAGACCGGAAGTAATCCGCAAGATTGACGCTACCTACAATGGGGTAGCAAATATCTGCCGCGATCTTAGCAATCAAGGCTTCTTCAAATAGGCCGTCGAACATGTTCTCTGAAACATCTGCGACATACATAATCTCTAAGGTCCCCTCATCACACAGGATCTTGTCTTTCTCGACCCTATGAGGGATATCTAGCTTACTTAGGTTTAAAACGCGGAGGCAGTTGCGAGGGAGAGCAAACTCACTTGCAAAGCCAAATGCAGGGGTTGCTCCAGTAGGAGAGAGCGAAACTCTAGTTACTGCGAAATTCCAGGGGTGCGATCTTAAAACGGCATGCTTAATAGAATGATACCGTTGGTTACAGACTTCAGCGTTCTTACTGTTCTCTGTAAGAGAAGCGATAGTGGTTGCGCCAATCTGAGTCAATGCGCTATTGCAAATCTCAACTTGAGTTGCCATGCAACCTCCTTTTAAGAGAAGGGGGCGTTGCCGCCCCCAGACTCATTTAGTCAACAACATAGTACATTGTGAGCGCAACAGTGCCGGTGCCTGCGGCACCACCCATTGTTACTGTCACAACGAATGAGTTGTCAGCATCTTCGCCATCGAGGTCAACCTCAGAGCCAGCGCCAAGAGCCAAAGTATTGGCTACCTCAACACACTGCCCTCCAGTTGAAGCCGCCGCCGCCTTGTACTCATCAACATCTGCCGCGACAGTAGTCCCGGCTGAGTTGACGTAAGCCGCATGGCCTACAGACAAGGTTGTGCCTGCGCCCATTGCATCATGGCATAACTTGCCATGTAAGATGCGAGCACCGTTTGGCAGAGCAAACATCTCGATGTCATCCCCGCTAGCCAAAGCAGAAGCTTCGTATTCTGCGTGGGCTACACGCATTACGCCACCAAGCTGATTGGCTTGTACGAACTCAGATGGGTCGTTCTGAGTAAGGTTCGTGCGAACATTAGAATATACAGTCGCCATGATTCATATCTCCTTATGCTGATTCATCACAGTCAATCTGAACAACTTTCTCTTCTTCCATGCGAGTCGCCCCGAATGTAGCGCAGTAGTAAACCTGCGTAGAGTAAGACTTGTCAGAACGCTCATCGATGCGAGACACAACGTCTTTGCCGACAGCTAGCTTGATTCCATCTTCTGCGAATGCAAAGCAAGAACGAATGTTCCCAGCTTTTGCAAGACGAGTAGACACGTGGAAACGGAAGCCCAGGAAGGTATTAATCTCACCTTGGACCAAAGCCTTGACTGTATTGTAATCAGAGCTTGTTACCGTTGTGCTGTTCAACAACGCTTCGATTTGGTCTGGACCAACAACAATGTGACGCTGAATTGATGGATCGACAGAAGCCAAATCCAAAATCTTCTTTGTCTCAATGAGTTTTGCAAGAGACAGGTCAGCCCCGCCGTTTGCAATTTGATGCCCAGAAAGCATTGCCTGGCTTGTTGCCCCAGTCTTACCTGTCTTAGCAGTACCAATGGCCGCGTCGATGATTGCATCATCCATTGCGCGTCCCATTGCCGCCGCCGCCGCTTGCGCGTAGGTAGACGTAGGATCGATCAGCATGCGAACTTTGTCAGCGTCATCGATGAGATCCGCCCACTCGTATGAGTCCATAGTGACCATACGGCGTGAATGTGGAGTCTCAACGATCGGAGTGTCGCCGTGGCGTGAAGTACGCTTCACAGCCGCAGATGCACCAATCTGATCAAAGAAAGCTTTTTCACCTGTCACTGATTCTTCAGAGACAGCCCCACGCAGGATAGACCCGCGCTGTTGGGACAGCAGTTGTACGTTACTGCTGAACTGTTGCACGAATGCAGTAGTGATTTGGTTAGACATAGCGTCTCTCCTATTCAGTTGCAAAAAATAATAATCAACTCGCTACCCCGTACCACGGGACGATAACGTGCAGATTCCGGATTCTGCTTCCGACAGGGGCTTAACGCTTATCCTGATTCAACTCACTCTTAGCTAGTGCTTTAGCCGATCGGGCCACTGGCTTGTCAATCGGAGCACAGCACCAGTCAAGGTTTTTCTGAGCCTCTTCAAGGATATTCCTTTGTTGGCTCATAGAGCTATAACTTAGTGTAACCCGTAAAACTTCAAGTTTAAACTCTCTATCATCCATGAATCATCTCTTGCAGTTCCAGGCCTCGACGCACATAAGCATCATGCTCTGGGTCGTTGCTCTTCCAGAAAGGAGAACCTTCTCTCCTTATCTTCGCAAGTTCTTCCTGCGCATCTTGCACAGTCATGGCATTAGATACCTTCATTCCTTCAAGCTGGTCTTCGCCCATCCTGGAAGAAATAAACTCTCCAACGTGCATAACCATCCGGATAAATTCAGGGTTATCTCCCAGCAAAGTGCCGTCGGCCATCTGCATTTCCATAATTCCTGGATCAGAGAATTGCTCCACAATTGCCCGGCCATTATCTAGTCGCTCGTCAAAAGCTGGACCAAACTCCGCTCGAAGATCCGCTTCCGCCTGGGCAATGAATTGCTCTCGGTTAACTTCGCCAGAAGCATTCATGCTCTGCGCAAACTCGCTGTATCGAGCAAACAACTCCGTAGCCTGCCGGTCATTTAACCCAAGCTCATGCGCAGTTTTTCTATACCAATCAACCATTTCCGGGATATCGCCGTCCGATGCCTGGATTTGATATCCATCAGGGTCAGCAGGCCTGCCAACCTTTGCGAAAAATTCATTCCATTGCTCATCGCTTGCGCCTTCGCTAGGTATGACAACCTTATCTGCTCCGATCATTTGCTGTGCATGCACATATGATTTTGCAAGCGCACCAACATCCGGGATCGTAGATAACGAACGATGCTCGCGAATTTCTTCTGGAATGGATGATCTCCAATCCCCAGTCTCGACAGACTGAGCTACCCCTTCTTCAGGGACTTCAGCTACCTGTTCTTCCGACATTGTCTTGATATCCTTCTAATGATTGACCATTAAGTGTTTGTTTTACCAGCATATTTTGTATAAACAGCACGACAGATCGCTGGCCTTCTCTAAAGGCTGTTTCGTGAGAGTCTGGAGAAAATGACGGGGAGTGGCAATGAAAACGTGCTTGCAAGTCTGCTAAAACAGTTTCCCCGTCATTAGCGCCAAAAATTAACCGATAACTGTTTCTAAGATCTTCAAGCTCTTTCACTCAGCGCCACCTTGTATAAGCTTCATGCCTGGAGCGGCTTGGCCCATCGCTTGCGCTTCAGCCATCATTTGTTGCTGTTCCATCATTTGCTGTTCCATCTGCTTCCGCTCTTCTCTGCGCTGTGCAACTTCTGTTTCTCCGCGAACAGTTGTCGCAGGGACAGACAAAGTTTGCATCAGATATTTCGCCATACCATCTGCGTCAACATAGTCAATAACACTTTGGTCTAGTTGAGCTAACGGAGACAGTAACTCTAGGAGTTGTAGCGCGTCGCGAACGTCTCCCTGCCTCTGCGCTTTGGCAATTGGCGACACATACTCAATATCGATATCTACGTTACGCAAAATGTCCGGAGCGACATTAAACAGTTTTTGTTTCGCAATAATTTGGAAGCACCGTTGAATCATCGGTTGCAACATTTCTGCCTGCAAGCGCCCAAGAACTGGCCCAAGTAACCGCATTTTCTCTTCGGTTCTCTGGATGACCTCTGTCGCAGTCATCTGCGGACCTTGTGAAAGAGTTAGCTGGTCCACGTAAAACGCAGAGCGGATTGCATTCCGGCGTTGTTCTTCCATGCTCAAGCCCAGCGGGGTATTTGCGCCAGTGTTGAGAGGCTCAATCCGATCACGAGTGCCTGAGCGATAGAAGTTTAGGCCCCCAGGTACAGTCCGAATCGGCAACATGTATCCATCATCTGGGACCATTAGCGGTGGATCAACCTGTTTCTGGGCCGCGCGGATTGTAACTTCAGACATCTTGTTAAGCATTTTGATATCTGGGAGAGCCGTCATTGCAGGTGATCGACCGTACCCAATCTCAAACGATGCTTTCAAGAAGCGAGGCGCGACATAAGGCAACTCATCAAAGCCAGACTCACTCAGCACCACCTTGGAGTCCGGGTCAATATAAACCGACGCAAAAGGCTTGTTCTGAGATGTCAGTAACTTAGGGTCTCTGTCAGACCTGGGGTACACCGCATGCACCAGAGTTAGCATTTCGTAAGGGTTTACTTTCGCCTTGTCTATAATTTTCTGGCTAACCCCGTCTCCAAATCGCTCGATGACTGCTTTGGCGGGCATCTTGAACTTACGGAACACTGTGTCAACTCGGCCATTCGCATCCTCAGATAGGTAGACTTCAGAGCAATGCCTAGTCTGGAAACGCAGTGTTTGCTCTTTGTCAGACGCAATAAACATCACGCCTGTCCCAAATGTGATCAAGTCATGATAAAGCTCATGGACCTGTTCTTGGAAATTAGAGCGGGCAAACGCCGCATACATTGTGTCTTCAGCAGACTCAAGCCATTCCTTTGCTTCGTCGTTTCCGTTGAGTTCTTTGTCACGGAATCTTAAAGAGAACCACTTAGTTGATGCATTTGTGAGCATCCCATGAAGAGACGCAGATAATAATTCAGCGGCATGAATCGCGGTAGAGTCAAAGATTAGCTCGGTGCGCTTGTCACCAGAAGTTCTCTTCTTCGTGACATCAGCCTTCCTGGGGACCACATAATCAGCAATCTCTTGCCAGTGTGACTCCCAAACTTCGCGCTGGCTTTGGAGAGAGCCTAGCTGTCGCAAAATATGGTGGGCAAGAGGATTATCCATGACTAGCCTCCGAGCAATGTCTTCTTAGTGGTTTGCACGTTACCGCTTACGCCACGCGATCCAGTCATGATATTTGACCGCCTGCCACGGCGTTGTGCGGCTTTAGATCTAGCGTCCGCTGATTGACCGGATACCGCCCCGGTTGATGGCGTAGGCTTCACTGCTTCCTTTGGCTTTACCGCAGGCTTTGTTGGCTCCGCGACTTTCGGGGCTTCCGGGGCCGGTTGGTCTGGTGTCCCACCAGCCGCTGAGATAACTTCTTTAACCGCCTTAACGGGGTTCCTAACAACTTTGCGAATTACTCTTGACATGTCTTGATCTCCATTTAAACGGTAAGTTGATCTCTACACCAAGGTCAGTCTCTGATCCACCTAACCGAATTGCTAAATCTTGGTAGTCGTACTCGACTACAATCTTACTTGCACCAACAGCCCATAATAAATTGAATACCGTTGTCAAGAGTGTACGCGAAAAAAACCGAGACTGGTATTCTGGCTTGACAATCGCATGCATCGCGTACTTGTCATGGAATTCCTCTAAACGATAAAACCAGAAATACCCTGCTGTCGCATCTTCATTCATGCAACGAAACATCACTGCGTACTCAAGCTTGTCCTCATGATCGGCAATATGCGGATAGTCCATATCAACCATCAGGTCGAACAGCCTATCAGCCTCATGCTCATCAGCCCGCAGAAGAGGTCGTATCATTCGGCTTTGTCGCTTCCTGATAGCAAAGATTTATAGACAATCGCTTCATCGCTGGTCACGCCTCGCGTTGAAGTGCGGACCGTCCCACTTCTGTTTTTCCTGGCGGCAACTTTTTTCTTCGTCCCTGCGCTAACAGATTTCGCTGGGTCAATCGCCTCTCTTGGCGTGACTGGCGGCGCTGGAGGTGGGGGAGGAAGATCGGGGACGCTCATATCCACACCGAACAGCTTGCCGACTTCTCGGCCAATTTGATTGATGATCTTACCCATTACAGACTAACTCCTAGTGGATTATAGTTTGAGTCCGCGATCATTTGCGGCGGACGCTCGTATTGTCTACTTTCTCGCAACCCTACGGCAAGATACCTAAAGGCATCGGCACCGTGGGAACTCCAATCATGTACCGGCGTTGCCCGGAACGATCGAGCCTTCTCATTATAAGCCCGGTGGTAGTGGCGTAAACACTCCAGGCCTTCCTTACACCTTGCCCGGTCGAATGAGCATCTAGCCAGCAACAATTGAGCCGCATGGATTCCATCCTCCAAAGGAAGCTTCGGAACAACCCGGAAATTAATCCCAAGGTCGTAAGCAATCTCTCGTCTGGACTTCCCGGACCCAAGTTCCCTGACCTCAATATCATGCGGGGCATTGTGCGTCCCGTAAAGATATCCCTTCTGTTGAAGCACCCCAGCGTAATGCGGCAAGCCCTCATTCCGGTTTTCGTAGAAGTCAATTACATAGATAGCTCGCCCAATCGTTTGGGTAAACCAGACAGCGGTCGAGTCTCCAACCCCCAAATCCCACCAGGTATCAACCCGGTAACCCTCATCGTAAGGTATCTCAGTGATGCGCCCCTTCTCCTGGGCCTCCTGTAACTCTTTCCCGAAAATAGCCCCCGGCACGTTTGCAACCCATGAGCACTCAAACTCTTGTTCAAACTGATCATGCGACATCATTGCTTGGGCGGCTGATAGTTCCTCGTCGTCCAAGATCCCAGTCTGGCTGGCCTTATATACCTGCGTGAACCAATCTTGCTGTCCAGTGGCGGCTTCATACAGTTCAAAGAACGCATTATGACCACGGGGCGTCCCAATGAAGACGGCCCACCCCTTACGATCTGATAACGCAGGTCTAATAATTTCCGGAAACAAGGACTCCGGCATGTCTGCCATCTCGTCGAGCACGGCTCCATCAAGGTAAATGCCACGAAGCGAATCAGGGTTCTCCGCGCCGAGCAATTGAATCCGAGCGCCATTTGGCAAATCGCAACGTAATTCGGTCTCATGAAACCTCACCATAGGGATCGCGCCCCCAAACTGCTTTAAATAGTCCCAGGCCACGTTCTTAGCCTGCCTGTACGTCGGCGCAATGTACGCATACCTGGGGTTCGCCTTGTCCGTCAAGATCGCGTCACGAAGCAAATGGTTGATCGCCATGACCGTTTTGCCAAATCGACGATGACACACTACGACACCCCATCGTTTATCGCGAAGAGCGTCATGGAGTTTTCTCTGCAGTGGCCTTGGGCTATATGGAATGTGGATCTCAGTCAATGTAAGACACTCCTGTACAGGTGAGTTATACGCTATGTATCGGCGCGGCGTCTGGCGGGGACTGGGTCGGTCCAATTTTCTTTTGCGACCGGGTGTCGATCGTGGCCGATCGGTAGCTGAACGGTGCGATCGAAAGGCTGGAACCCGCATGAATCCTAGAACGTCCGTGTCGCATAACGTAGATTATGTTAAATCGGAGGGCATGGTTGTCGGATCTCTTCATGCCTTCAAGCCTCGTGCGCGAGACCACTGCCACACAGCACTTACTATATGTGTCATTTCAGCCAGTCCAATCTCTCTATCCCGCATCATCATTGACCTTATCTCTCTCGCTTCACTCAAAGCCCTGCTTCAGAACCTGTACCAAACATGGCACAAACATGTGCCATTTATGCAAAGTCCGCTCACAGAGCCTTATATTAGCTCTCAGCATCATTCCATTTAAGAGTGATCGTGCCACTCATTTGATCCTTAGTATCGACAGCCTTATTGCGAATACCCAACGGAGCAAGCTGTCTCACATACTTGTCCTTTTGATCAGCTTCAAGTCGTCTACGCTGGACCTCTGCTTGTGCGAGCTTTGGATCGTCCGGGAGCGGCTGTTCGACTAAATCAATAATCTGGTCGCGCAAAATCTCTGCCTGCAACGCTCTGGCCTTCCGATACATCTCGTGGGCATCTTCATCCTCTTGGACCCAGCGGAGCACAGTGCGCCACGATGGCAACTCATCCGCCTGACAAATCTTGGTTAGCGATCGCCCATCGCATAGCTCATCACAAATGCGCTTCATCTGCGCTTTGCTTACTCGTTCCTTTCGTGCCACATCGTCTCTCCTAAAAAGTCCCCGGTCTGCGCCGGGGCAAGTGAGGGAACATCACGCTTCCGCGCACTTGACAGTGTACCCCTCAAAAAAAATTTCACATAGGTGTTGACGTAATGCGTCACACTATGATTATAATGTTCTCAACGGATCGGCGGCCCCGGTTCAAAGCTCTTTAAAAACCTGCTAACTGGTTATCTGGTCTGCGCCTTGACGGT